ATGCTGTTAAGGTGTGGGGTCAGAGTGATTGTTGTGATATGAACCCTCATGGTGCTGATATTATGCGTATGAATATTTATTATGATAATCGTGTTGAAAAATATTTTCAGGAGCATGATGGTGGTGAGTGGTTCCCATATTATGATGATGGTGACGTGTATTGGCCTGTTCCTTGGACTGATTCTTTTACGCCTGATGGTGTTCCGCTTGGGGTTCCTGTTTTTCATTTTTCTAATAAGCCTAAGGGTAGAAAGTATGGTAGATCTGAGATTCGTAAGGCTATTCCGATGCAGGATGCGTATAATAAGGCTTTGTTAGATGTTTTTGAGGTTTTGGATACGCAGGGTTTTCCTCAACGGTGGGGTACTGGTATTGGTAAGGAGCAGGCTGGTAATCTTAGGACTACTCCGGGTTCTTTGTGGGCTGTTAAGAATACTGATGCTAGGTTTGGTCAGTTTGAGGCTGCTGATTTGGATAAGATTGGTCGTATGTTGGAGCGTAAGCTTCGTAATGTAGCTGCTTTGACGCAAACTCCTGTTCATATGCTATTTTTTGGTAGTGGTGATAGTCCATCTGGTGAGACTATTCGAGCTTCGGAGGCTGGTTTGGTCGCGAAGATTCGTGATCGTCATGCTAGTTTTGGTATGACGTGGAGTGCGATGATTCGTATGTGTCTTATTATTGATAATATTGTGTTGGGTACTGTTGAGGTTCCTGATGATATTATTATTAGCTTATTTTGGGCTAATCCTGAGACTGCATCTTTGACTGATAGGTTGGATGCTGCGTTGAAGAAGCAGATGCTTGGAGTATCTAAGCTTACTATATTGCGCGAGTTGGGTTATACTCATCCCGAAGAAGAATTGGAACAGTCTCAGTTGGAGGCTGCTCGTATTATGGAACAAAATTTGAAGATTACTCAGGCTGGTGGGTTGCCACAAGTGCCCTATCAGAAGCAATAATATTATGATTAGTGGGGACTGTTTTGGATAAAGATTATGAGATAGTGTTGGCCGATCCTCCGTGGTACTATGCTGGTGATCAGTATAAGATGGGTGCTGCCGGTAATCATTATGCGTGTATGAGTATTGATGATTTGAAGAGTCTTGTTGTTGCTGGTTTGTGTGCTAACGAAGCTGCTTGTTTTATGTGGGCTACTTGTCCACGATTGGACCATGCCATTGATTGTCTTCGTAGTTGGGGATTTCAGTATGTTGGCGTTGCTTTTGTCTGGGTTAAGACCACTAAGACTGGTCGTATTTTATCTGGTTGCGGTGTGCGTCCCAGTGTTACCAAGCCTACTACTGAACTACTCTTAGTTGGTGTTAAACATAAGCGTGGTAGACCTTTTAAATTATTTGATGAGGGTATGGGACAAGTTGTTTTGCATGAGCGCTTATTACATAGTCAGAAGCCTGATGTGTTTCATAAGAAGATTGTGGAATTATTTGGTGATCGTAAGCGCTTGGAGTTGTTTGCTCGTCGTAATATGCGTGGATGGTCTTGTACTGGCCTTGAGTTAGATGGGGTTGATATTCGTGAAATATGTACTTCCAGATAATATTCCAGATAGTATTCTGGATAATACTTCTAATAATACTCTTCGTCCTTTTCCTGTTCTTGTTGGATACAAGTATGGGCAATGCTATTCGTGTTATACTAATAATATTATGATGCTTCGTATGCCAAAATATGGGTTTCCTATTAATAGCAAGAATGGTGGGTGGGCTATAGCTTCGGTAGATCGTAGTGGTAGAGTAGTTAGAGTGTTATCAAAACTAGAGGCAACAAATGTTTTCTATGAGGTAACTAGTGGGAATATCAATTTTATGATAGCAGGAGGATAATATGAGTCTAGAAGATATGGAATACAAGTTGTTGAAAGAAACAGCTAAACGTTATGGTATGGAATTTAATGGGAACCTATCTAGGGAGAAACTGGTAGCAGGTATTAGAGAAGCTATGATGAACATTGACGAAGAATTAGATTCTGCACTTGAAAATGTCGTCGAAGATAATACTACTCGCGTAGAAGAACCTAAAACCATTGTTTCTTTACAGCCAGAAAAAAAGAAGTTCGGGCGCGGACGTGGAGTTAATATACAAGCATGTCCTTATTGTGGGCACACACATGTTCCAAACCAGTTTACTATATGCCAAAATAATGATTGTAAGAAAAGTTTAATATAATTGTTTATAAAAAATGATAAGGGGATAAAATGTCTGATGATACTACTAAAACTACAGACGATGTAGTTGTAGATGCAGGGGACGGCGCGAAGCCAGATAGTGACTCGACAGAGACTCGTGATGAGCATGTTGATGATTCTAAGACTGATTCTAAAGAAGACGATTCTAAACTTATGAGTGCATTGAAGAAAGAGCGTGACGCTCGGAAGCAGCACGAAAAGGAGCTTAAAGAACTCCGTAAATATAAGGAAGAGCAGGATCGTCAGAATATGAGTGAGCAAGAGAAGCTATTAGCTGATCTTGAAGTTGCTCGCGCAGAGTCCGCTGATAATCGTAAGAAGCTTGCTGACGCACTTCTTCGTTCAGAGTTCCAAGCACAAGCAGCTGCTCATGGTATGAATCCAATTGTTGTTGACGATGTTTATGCTAGTCAACTTTCTAGCGGAAATATCGGTGTTAACGATGATGGGGTCTTTGGTGTTCAGGAGAGCATCGAGTCGCTAAAATCGTCTAAATCTCTTTACTTCGGTGGTAATGATACTATTATTACTCCCGGAAAAACTAATAGTGGAACTTCTACGCAGAAGACTTGTGATACTCGTTTGAGCGTTGATGAAGCTACGGCTGTGTCATGGTTTAAGAGTGCTGGTGTCTCTGCTGATGATTATCTTAAAAATAAGTCTATTTAGGAGGACAATATGGCGGGCTTTTCTTTTAGCCACCGTGTCTCGGGAGCCGCTCCAACAGTACTAGAACTTAAATCTTCTGATACTGCACTGGCTGTTGGCGATCTTGTTAATATTGAATCTGGCATTCTTGATCTTGCTGTTAAGAATGACACTAAGCTTGCTGGGGCAGTTGTGGCTCCGGGTCGCAAGAGTGACGGTAGTGGTGATACTGATCTTGCTAGTATTGGAGCTAACGATACTGTTATGGTTATTGTTGATGCTGATGCTGTTTATAAGGTAGCTGATGCTAATGCTCGACTCTATGGTGCCACACTAGATATCTCTGGTGCTACCGGAGCTATGGGAGTAGCAACCTCGTCTAATGTTGATGTTGTTGTTGCCGCTCCATCTACTGCTGCACAGCCTACACTGGTTATGCTTTCTAATGTTAATCATGTAACCGCAGGCGTATAATCCTGTTATTGTAAAGGAGTTAGGGTATGGCTACCCCACTTAATATTCGGAACTTTGCAGAACTGGCTGAACCCGGCCTGCGCTCAATCTTCCAAACACGATTGCGTAACCGAGAAGCTCTTGGTAAGCGTGAAGTGCTATTTAAAGTTGCATCTTCGCAACGTAAATTTGAAGAGATCCTTGGTATTGGAGAGCTTGGTACTGACGATTGGAACTTTGAATCTACTGGTCGAGTTCAGTATGATGCGCCCAATAAGGGTTATAAGACTCATATTGAGCATAAGGAGTTTGCTAAGGGCATGATGGTTGCTCGTAACGAGCTTGATGATAACCTGTATGCTGGTTCAGAGCTTCCTAGTAATATTACAGATAAGCCTGTAAAGCTTGCGGATAGTGCTTTTCAGCATCGTGAGATTGCTGCCGCAGAAGTTCTAAACTATGCTTTTACTACTAGTGGTACTACTCCTCTTGGTTTTCAGGTAGTTGGTGCAGATGGTAAGGCGTTGTGTGCTGATGATCATCCTCTTAGCCCACAAGATTCTACTTCACAGGATAATAAGGGTACGCTTGCTCTTACCTCTGCGAATGTTAACACTTCTATGCTTGCTATGCGTAATCAGACTGATGATCGTGGTGGACTTATTCTTGTAATGCCTGATACGATTATTGTTCCCCCAGAACTAGGTGTTGATGCTGAGGTTATTCGCGGATCAATGCAGATTCCTGGTTCTGCCAATAATGATATGAATGTTGTTGGTGGTCGTATCAAGAATATTATCGAGTGGGACTATCTCACTGATACTAATGCTTGGTTTACTGTTGATAGTA